ATCCTACATGTGCTGACAGAAGGAGGCGTTACGGCGAACGTAATCGTACAATTTTACTTTAAAGGAGGTATGAAATTATGGTTAAAGCATTGCATGATGAATTACTGAATTTGGGTTTAACTGCTAGCAAGTTGGATAGCCTTGATCAGGATAAGTTTTCGCGGTTGCATAGACCTGTGGGAAAAATTAAATTATATGGTCTAACTGATAAGGTGAATCGAGCACTTGAACTTAGCGGAAGGTCTGAACGGGTAACTGAAGGAAAATATCGTAGTGTGTACCACCCAGATATGTTGACGGAGCCCTTGATTAAGTTTTGTGGGACAAAGAAGTTTGCTCCTTCAAATCGCGGAGCCTTGAACGAAGCGATAAGAAGGGTAAAGAAGAAATTCGGCAAGCGTACTGCCAATCCGTTAACTCTGGAACAGTCATACCACAGGCTGTTAGACGATAAGTACGACCATTTTTCTGGGTTGCCTCTTATGGGTAGGAAGGATGAAGATAAGGATGCTTTGAAACGCGCTGAACAGTGTTGGAGAGGAAAATGTCCACCCCCTTCTATCATTGGGCATAGGGGAAAGAATACCGAAGTAGTGCGAGCTGTTTGGATGTTACCATTCGAATGGCACATTGTAGAGGGCTGCTTTTATTATGCAATCTATGATGTTATTAAAGACGTTCAGAAAGTTTATCCGGTGGGCCCTTTATCTGAAAGAAGGTACTTGATGAGGAAGTATTGTGGTTCGTCAGCTTACAATACGAAATTCTCAATAGACTATTCTGGTTATGATTCCAGTTTAGGAACGCAAATGATCGGGATTGCCTTTGACATTTTAGGTAGTATACTGAAGCTCAACGAGAAAGAAGCAAAGATCTGGAAGAGAATTCAAGTCTATTTTAGTACTTGTCCTTTCCTGGCACCAGATGGATTGGTGTACAAAGGCAGGAGAGGGGGAGTACCTTCGGGATCAATGTTTACTCAGATTGTTGATACTGTATGTAATGCTGTAGCAATTGAGTACAGTATGTTGGTGGAGGGTGTCAAAAATTATAGGTATCTCGTTTATGGCGATGATTCTTGGACAGTGCTGTATTGCAGAGAAGAACCTCATAAATTACTTTGTAGGATTAAATCCCACGTAGGCGAGCTAGGGTTACAGATGAACGTTGATAAGACGGCTTACGCAGAGCCGGATAAGCCTATTGTTTTCTGCGGTCATTATGACATAAAGCGCGGACGCCCGACACAGGATGCCATAGATAAACTGTGTTACCCAGAAAGACCTAGTAAGGCCTTCACTACACGCAAGGGATTGTGTGAGAGATTGATAGCATATATGGCAGATGGTGACGCCACTTGGTTAAATCCAGTGTATCTGTCAATCTATTATAACCGTTCCATAGAGGAGGTCCTTTCTGGATCTTACTCGCAGAGTTTGGTGGAAGTATTCGCAGAGGGTGGTTGTACTGCGGAGAACACTCGGCATTTGCCCGGTATCTTACAAACTCTCCAGCTTGCGCCTAGAACGACCAGCAGTCTGATGAAGATCAGGGCGGCGATTTGAACATCGTC